CAAGAAGGAAGTTAACATGATAACGCAGGATCTCCTCCTCAATATACTCCCTATCCCAGCCTTCATTGATCAAATCAATGATATAACTCATTCGCTCATCATCGGTATACATACCATCGAGTATCGGACCAGCGTAGTCATCTGTCTGGATATAGGGACATATCCAATCATACACATTGAGCGCGAACCCACCACAATTATAAGCAGACCTCGGAGTATTGCGGCGATTGCGTTTCAGGAAAAGATTATAAGGATCTTGTTTAACAGACTGCCGAAATTCCAATTCTGTCATTTCTCGCATAGGAAACTTCTCACTTTCGATTTTCTATATATATATTATATCATATTTTTGAAAAAAAGTCAAATTAATTGAGGCATCACTCAGCGCAATGCCTCAAATGTGGATTATTCTTTTTTACCAAAAACTCGTAACAGAGCATTGAGTAGTGCCTGCCAGAAGCGCGCCCATCCTGTAAGGGGTTCAGGTTCGGGTTCTGGATCGGGTTCCGGAGTTGGTTCCGGGTCAGGCTCAGGAGTTGGCGCTGGTTCAGGCTCTGGATCAGGAGTTGGTTCGGGATCAGGCTCTGGATCAGGTTCAGGTGTTGGCTCTGGCGCTGGCTCAGGTTCAGGCTTTACATTTGATTGCTGCCCTGAATACACCAAATCTTTTTCCCATGCCCATCCGGTATAATCGCCTACTTCTACCGTAGATACAAGCGCCTTCCCATCTGCTGCATTGACCTGTCGGACATAAAGTGGATCCCATTGTAATACCCACGAAGGAATTAAATAACCATTGCACCAAGTAGTAGCTGTAGAATTAAACTTAACTTTATCACCTACGACAAAATTAACTACTGGCTTGCTCAGTTCAAGATCCTTAGCCCAGGCCCAACCTGTAATATCGCCTGTCGACACAGTAGAGACAAGTATTTTCGTGCCATTGCCTTTAATTTGCCGTACATATAATGGATCCCAAGACTTAATCCAAGCTGGAATAGTACCACCACTACACCAATACACAGCGGTGCTCTTGAATTTGACTTCATCGCCCAACTTAAACTCAGGTTCAGGCCCAGGGTCTTCGTTTAATCGCTTAGCGACTTCACTACGGAACCAATTCATGTCCTTCCCAAATTTAGTTAACCAGTTTTCAGGATCGCCATGGTTGGAGCCATAACCAGCTGTGTAACTCTCTTTATGAGAGCAGATTTGGGAAGATTTTAAATTGAATTTCTTACAGAGATAAACGCAGTATTCAATCGCTTCGGTAAAGGCGGTATTGAAATATGTTTCATCTGTAAGGTCATCTTCTTGAACCTCAAATTGTAAACGCGCATTGGGATTGTAGTTATAAGATAAACCAGAGGCATAATTGGCATAATAAGTAACGCCATTGATTGGTAACTTAATAGACCATTTCTTATTCTTTAAGACAATCCATCCAGTACCGTGAACATCTGTGGTTGTAGTCCCTGCATACTTTGTGCATTCTGCATCAGAATAATATTTAGTATCAGGAGGAACCATTGTGCCATGAGCAACGCCGCCGGCACAGTATTCATAAGGTAAGGTCTGGTATGTTTCAACAATACCATCTTTGTTCTTACCTATCATTGCATGAACGCAAGCGCCCACGCCTGGATTGTTCCATGAATTATCGTTATAATTTTTACCGAGATCGGCAATCACTTCATCATAGCATTCCTGTTTAGGAACTGGCTAGACATATCTCTTTAACCAGGGGTTGTTACACCCTGTGCTATGCACCACTATACCAGTTGGCGCCTAATTAGCGATATATATAGGTTTTGTATACATATCGTTATCGATTAATAAGCATTCTTTTAAGATCATAACTGTCCTCCTTAACTTATTATTCTCATATATAAGTAAGAAGTTTGCTTATTTAATCAAGAAAACTCGGATGAAAAGTCATTTGATAAGCAAGTTGCCCATCATAGAAAGGTAAATGCTTAATCCATCGAATTAGTTGATCATTCAATACGGGTTCGAGTAAACGATTGCGGGTATGATAGTCAACAAGACCATGGTCTACATTTTCGGGATCCCACTTGTCATAAAGAAGTAGATCATGAGGAGATAGCTGTGAGAAACTCTCACTATATAAGAAATCCCATTGTGTCTTGCTAACTGAATGATTGAAGATTTCATAGTGAGCGCCCGTCCTCTCAAAGCAGAATAAGCAGTGATCGCTATCCTTGCAGGAGACAGAGAACAAACTATCTTCAACATTTTGGCAGCTGAATATTAGGTTACTACGGGTAATTAACATACTGCTAAAGATATTAGCAGAGTCAATAATAAAGTTGCTTGTTGCGACTAGGCACGAACCTGTAATATGATTAGAGAAAATTGCTTTAGAGGATTTGGTAACTCCCATACAACTGTAAAGTTCTTTACCCTCAATAATATCTTCACTATAGCTCACATCTTCACTATTCTCAACATTCTCACAAAAGTAGATATACTTACTATTCTTGACGTGCTTCGACTCCACAACCATATCGGAGTGATCCACATCTTCACAAGCCCAGATGTTTGTGCTGTCATTGATATTCAATCTTTTGTAGTATGCGGCCCGCTCTTGTTGAGTAGTTGTTAGATGAAGTAATCCCCAAAAGAGATACTCATTAGGCGCCGCCTTATTTTCGATAATATCAAGACAGGAGGCGCCATCCGGATAGTTTCGATCAAACCACTATATACCCTCAGCGCTTGCCCCATATTGTTCAAGAATTTCTTTGGTTAACCACACGATGCTTTTCCTCCCATTCAGCGAGTTGTTCTTGATGCTGGCGCCAGTCCGGATGCTCTCTACACCACAGAACGAGGTTGGCGCGTGAGTTTAACAAGCGGCATAGTGCCTGAACGCGATTGCCGCGAGGGAAATAAGCAACGGGATATAACTGGTTCTTGCCGACGATCTCGGCGCCGCAGACATCTCTGCAAAAACGGAGATACTGTGCATAACTGAGGTTCATCAGTCGGGCGCAGATAATGTTGAAACTACCCTGAGCAGAAGTCAGATGGAAGTTTTCATGGATCGGCGCTATGTAGAACTTGCCGGGGTTATAAGGCGATTCTTCTACTTTAAAGCAAGGGACTTGTATCATACCGTTAACTCCTTCCAGAGAAGTCGGATCTCTTCCTTCTCTTCTTCACTCAATACACAAAGTTCTCCATAGTTGTCCAGACCTTCGAAGATAGTCTCATCAAACTCTTTCATATCTACATTGGGATCAAAGCGCTTAATCTGATCCTCAGTGACCGGATTAAAGTTTTTGTCTACGTAAGACCTGACCGTGCTGGCACTGAAGCCCGTTTGCCGAGCAACTTCAGCATAATTATGATATTGATAATAAAGTTCATTTATTCTTCTTCTATCATCGATTGTAACTCTACGCATAGGGCCTCCATTATTTCTGTTAAACGCATCTCGATATCTTCATTTTCCATTAATATTATATCAAAATTTTATCAAAAAATCAAATTAGGCGACCATTGCGGCCGCCTAAAATGTTGATTAGTTTTTCAGGTCATAAAGAACAGCTTCGATGAGATTTACGAGATACTCATCAAGTCCGCCATAAGTCTCGGAGATATACTTTTTAGTATCCTCACTCAATGTCTCTTTGGCAGCTTCAAGTGCCATTCTTAATGCTGTTTGCTGGGCCTCTTTTGTCCACATATCAGTTCCCTTAATGGCTTCAACGTATGTCTGATATGTGGCTTTAACACAATTAGTCACTATCTCAAGAGTTTCTGTTGCGAACTTCGCAAACTTCTTGTCTTTTAGTTTCTCATTCATCCACCCAGTAAAGAGGGAGAGCGCCCAGGTCGCAAGACCAGTAAGTATAACCGAACATACCGAAATAATCAGATCATTCCAATTCATCGTCGTTCCTCCTATGTTTAGAGATATCTATCATAAAAACTGAGCTTGAGTGTTAAACCACTCGCGCCAGATACATCCACGTGTGGTGTAGTGCCTACATCAAGAGCTCCCATACTACTACCCGAAATCTTGATCGCACGAGAGCTGCCGCTAACTGTGCCTTTAACCATACCAGTTGAACCATTCCACTCAAAGTTGCTAGTTACGGCTTCTTTCGTGGTGATGGAGTAGAGAATGGTATTATTACCATCTTTGAGGTTGATGGTCGTATTAGCTGGTACTGCGCCAGTGCATGTGACTTTGAATGGGGTGGGCGCCGTGCCTCCAACTGTTACGGAAGAAGGAGAGTAAGTGCCGGAAGATTGAGTGTAGGTCTACTCTGTGGGAGTTAATGCATAAGCAAAAGGATCATAGCAGGTAAATGTCGCAGAACCTTCGCCTTTGTAGACGACGTGCGTTGTATCACCACGGCTAGTGCCTTGATCCACTATGTTGGATGGACGCTCAGGTGTGTCGTACTCCAAGAACTGGATATACTTGAATGAAGGCGCGCCAGTTACTTTGGCAAAATACTGACGATTAGGCCACTCATCAAAGATTAATGGAAGGACTTCCTTGCCATTAAGCCAATTACGCACATCGCGCAAGCCCGTCTCAGTTAATGCATTGTAAGCAAAATTTATAGTAAACTGACGCTGCTTGTAATACGTATTGAAGAAGTACATGCCGTCAGCGCCAGGGGTCTCAGCAGTCTTATCTGTGAGTGTAGGGATTAGGTTATCATTATAACGAGATCCACTACTTACGCGGTAGAGATGAAAGTCTGATGCTTTATGACTACCATATGTAAAGTCAATAAACGATGTGTCTATTGGCATACTCCTTTACCTCCAAATTTTAATAAAAAATCAAAACGCTTCCTTATTTATATACGCGCGTGTGTGCACGCGTGATTATATCACAAGTTTATTTTGATTTCAAATTTTGACAAAAGTCGAATATTCTTCCGTATATTAAGTGGCAGAACGAGCCTTCTACTCAACAAATTTGATTTATCAACGAAATTGTGGTATAATTTATATAGAAAATAGAAAGGTGTTTAGCCAATGATCTACAATATTTACACCGATGGCAGCTGCCGCAATAATGGATACGCCAATGCAATTGGCGCCTGGGGCTACGTTATCCTGAATGAGGACGAGACTGATATTCTCGCAGAGGAGTGCGACCGCTGTGAACAGACCACGAATCAGAGAATGGAACTCACAGCCATCATTAAGGCTTGTGAGACAATAGCATCACGCGTAGATGAGGGAGATGAGATCCACATCTATACCGACTCATCTTACGCCTGTAATTGCTACCTTCAGAAGTGGTATCGGAAATGGCAGATCAACGGCTGGGTAAATAGCAAAAAGGAGCTTGTCGCCAATCGCGATCTATGGGAGATGCTAATTCCTTTCTATGTAGATCCAATTTATCACTTACACAAAGTGACAGGACATATGGATAACAAATGGAACAACTATGTTGATAAACAAGTCCAGACCCTGTCACTAGGAGGCTGAATGGTTTGTGTACTCAATGGCTATCCCAAGTCGGGTAAAAGCCTGTTTGTACAATATTGCAAGGAAATTGCCCAAGACAACTTGGTGTTTGAATATTCAACAGTTGATTTCGTAAAACTCGTTGCCGCTGCTTGCGGATGGGATGGACAGAAGACCCCGAAGGATAGAAAGTTCTTGTCTGATCTCAAACAATTACTGACTGAGTGGGGAGATGTCCCATTTAAGAAGACTTTGGCGTATATTGATGAGATAGGGCGCATCTCACCAAATGCTGTTGTGTTTATTCATTGTCGAGAGCCAAAAGAGATACAGCGTTTTGTCGATCATTTTGGTAATGATTGTGTTACTCTACTAGTAAGGCGCGATGCCGTTGAGAGTAATGATCAGTCAAATGCCTCGGACGCAAATGTGCTTGATTTTGATTATGATTTAACCATATCTAACAATGGCACTTTTGAGGATCTTATGAATGAGGCGCAAGGGTTTATTAAAATGTTCTTTGGAGAAGCAGGACTTCGATGATTACTGTTATTATTCCGGCTTATAACCGATCAGCGGATCTGCGTAAAGCCTTGTATTCACTCTGCGCGCAGACCGCGAAGGACTTCAAAGTGATCGTGTCTGATGATGCCAGTACAGAGGATATATAGTCTATCTGTGCGGAATTTGATAGGCTTCTGGATATTAGTTATCTGAGATCAGACATAAATGGAGGCTGCGCAGTTAGCCGTCAAGTCGGTTTGGATTATTTGATGCAGTCAGCGCCGACCGAGTATGTGATGTTTTTAGACTCTGATGATGCGTTAATGCCATATGCGATATAGCGCATGGAAGAAGTTATTGAGCATAATCAAGCGGATCTGATACTAACGAATATCTTGCAACAAGTCGGCGGTGAAGAAAAGCATGTAATTCCGGCTGGAGATAGCCGGACTTGGATGCACGGCAAGATTTATCGAGTAAAGTTCTTGGAGGAAAATGGGATTAAGTTCCCGCCATACTTGAGGACGAATGAGGATCTTGCCTTCAATCTATCACTATATGCGTATGACTTGGAGTCGTATTGCCTTGATGAAGAAGTTTATTATTTTAGTGACAATCCTAATTCAGTCACAAAGTAGTCAGCGCGCAGGCTAACTTGTTTTAGTTGCGACTATATTGAGGCTATGTATTGGGTGTATAGGCATTATCGAAAGACAGGGAAAGTAATGCCTAATCAGATGATAGCTAATATTATTAACTGTTATAATTACTATTAGCGCGGGATCATTTATGGGACTATTAAAGATAAGACCAAAGACCATATGAAGTAGATGCTGCATGATAGATAGGTGTCAATGGTGCTAGTGTCGATCTATGCACATCCAGATATGAAGCTCAATTGTGATTAGTGGACTGTGAAGGATGATGCATTAGTTTTCTTTGGTCAGACTTTTGGTAGTTGGCTGATGACGTTCTTCACGACTGAAGAAATCAAGAAGCTGATACGAGAAAGTGGTTTGCAGAAGTGATATGTTGAATGCGCGCGGGCTGTCTCGGTATGTGCAGGGGTTAACCTCCGTATATGCAGGGACGGGCTCGCGCGAATCTTCAACGTAAGAAAATTGATTTTCCTACAAAATTGATGTATAATATATATAGAAAATGAAAATTGACCTAAAATTGCTATTTTTGATAGCGCCTTAGAAGCAGGGCGTATGACAAATACTGATAGTAGTGGTATTATTAAAGTTTGTAAAGGCCACCGAAACAAATGTAATAATTATAAATGGAGATATATGGAATGAAAGGATATATTGATGGATATGACTGGCTCAATACTGAACCTATGAAGTATTGGTCATTCGGCGCGGGCGTATCGGAAGAAACACAGAAGGAAACAGTGCGTAATCTCATTATGTCTGGCGACTATATCGGTAGTCTCAAGGTTGATGGCTACTATCAGCGTCTACTCAAGGACGAGGACGGCAATTGCTTTATGATAGCGCGCAGTCGCAACACAAAGGGAGAAATAGTTAACAAAATTGACTGGGTTCCGCATCTGAGGCCGTGGCTAGACAGCCTTCCGAATGGTACATGCGTACTGGCTGAGACCTACCTCCCTGGCATGGAAGGGTCGAAGAATGTCACGTCTATTCTCGGATGTCTCAAGGATAAAAGCATTGAGCGTCAGAAGACAACTCCTCTTCACTTCCACATCTTTGACTGCATGGCGTTTGATGGAGAGAATTACAATAAGACTCCATATGAGGAGCGCATAGAGCACTTAACGAAGATGTGGCGTGCTTATCCGGGTGAGCCATATGTTCATTATGCTCAATTCTTCGAAGGGCCGGAACTGTGGGAACATTTGCAGATGTATCTCGCGGAAGGAAGAGAAGGTATGGTTATCATGCGCCGTGATGCTATTGTGTATAACAAACGCACGCCCGCGCGAGTAAGCATCAAAGTTAAGCAGACTCTTAAGCAAACAATCGACTGTATTATCATCGGTTTTAACCCTCCTACACGAATATATAGCGGTAAATCTATGGAAACATGGAAATACTGGATTAATGACATTACTGAAGCGCGGCTTGATGTGCTTCAAAATCACTTTAAAGATTACATAGAAGGCGCCCCGATTATTCCTGTTACAAAGAATTGCTACTACAAGTGGCCAGGATCCTTCAAACTGGGCCTGTATGATGAGAATGGCACGATGCAGCATTATGGAGATCTGAGTGGCCTCTCAGAGGAGATGCTCAGTAACTTCCGTGATTATCTCGGCACAGTTGTCGAAGTCGGCGGCATGATGCTAGATAATGAAACAAAGACAATCCGGCATCCGAAGCTCATTCGTATCAGAGAAGATAAAGAAGCTGACGAGTGCACTACTGCTCAATTAGTTTAAGAAATACCCCTCGGTATTAACCGAGGGGCTTTTTATTATCTTTTAATCGAGGATACCCAATTGAGTATTAAGTTGAATATCTTCGCAAAGAATCGACCAATCTTTGTGTTGTATGGCCTCTCAAGATCATCTTCAGCTTCCACTAAAGTATCCTCAGTTCCCCATACTTCATTGAGTTGGAAGTCATAAGGAATAATGAATCTACCCTTATCACCCCAGCCGCTTCCCCATGAGTTCTGCGCGAGCCAGCCAAATTCGTTCCAACCATAGATGGTGATGGCATGAGCGCCAGTAACTTTGGCATCTAAGTCGGTAGTCCACATGAAGTTGACGAGGTGATCACCTTCGCGCACATTCATTGAAGCTAGGATGTAGCCGTGCGCAGATAATGCCCGCTTCATCTCTTTGATGTCATCGAGGCGGAAGTACTTGGTGATACGATGTGGATAGGCTTTAGGTTCGAGTTCTGAACGTTTGGCGGCGACTGTTTCTTTGGCTTTTTCTACTTCGTAGTTGCCTGGGCAGTCACACTCATAAGGCACTCCGTAGTGAAGGAGAGTGTTGAGGGCATCGCGCAGTGCCATGCCGTTGCCTTGGTAGTAGCCAACATCCCGAATACCGTAGATCCAGTTAGTGCTGAAGGACTGGTAGTCTTCGTGTTGCTCACTATAGTAATATTCTGTAATTGTCGAGGAGGCGTGCGCTACACAGGTGGGACGCACTCCTTGATTTTTTACCGGGACAGTATTGAGGGAGAATTCGAGTGGGTAGTTGACGGAGGCACAAATTGATCGTTTGAGTTTGTAGTCACGGACGTCGGGTGTAGAAGGCACGACGCCACCAGGAATTTGGAACATTTTAATTACCTCCTTTTCTTAGGTTTGCATAGTAAGCTTTGAGATCATTCAGACAGGCATTATCACGAGCAACAGCAGCGGCAAAACGTTCACTTCTTGTGGTAGAAGGATTAAATTGAGATTTAAACTGGCTATACCGTGCTTTTGCAGCGTTATAAGCAGTTTCGGCGTCATTTACGAGTTGGCGCCAACTAGCACGATTAGCTTTGGCTTTGAGCCACTCAGTAGCACTAATAAGCCCTTCTGTGAATTTACTAACAATATAGTCACTATCAGCAAGAAGCTTTTTGTTGTCATCCATGAGCCTTTTTTGTTTCTTTAATTCTTTAAGGATAGGCACCATCTATGCGCCCACTTTATGATTGGTTTTGTGCTAGTTAACAGCCACGGAAATATCATAATCTTCTTTCAGGGCAGCTTTGTAAGATTCGGGCCAGTCAGGATTAAAGAAGCGAGTGTAGTCAGATGTTAAGCTCTGCGCGTTGAGAATGCCATTAGCATAATATAATTTGTTAGAACTATGTAAGTCATAATGACGTTTATGACCCACACCGCTAACATCTTCAGTGCCAATAAACGCAACTTCTTCACCATTGGCATTAATACCAGTCCATCCTGGCTCCCAAGCAGTGTTAATTCTTGCAGTACCTTCATTAGCGCTATATAGCAAGTGGTCCCCAAAAATAGTCAAGAAAGAGCCATCTTCAAAGTAATAATTGACATAGTCGTTAGAGCGCCCTGTCTCACGGTTAGCAATAACAATTGCTTCACATAATTGTCCGGTGCTAGGATCATAAGATTTGATTAAATCCCCTTCAACCACATCTTCGATATTTTTTTCAGTGTTATCGGCCATTAAAATCTTAGTACCCTCAATCAGGCAGGGGCCCACATTATCTACGGGCGTTTTAAAGGCATATGTGGAATTGCCGACCGTTAGCGTATAAGTCGTGTTACTGCTTAAATCAATATTGGCCGTGCCAGTCTTCGCAAGTGATACTGTTAAATTGCCCCAGGCAGGGCTTGTACTCGTCCCCTTGGCTATTAAAACTTGGCCATTGGTACCAACAGGCATGTGAGCCATCGTTAGGCGCCCGGTTAAATAGCTGTCAGAAATGCGCCCCCAACCACTATCACTCGTTAAGACATACCCCGCATTGGTCCCGGGGCTAGGGACCAAGCCATCATAACCCACGGTCTCGCCATCAGTGCCCCCAAACGTACGCAATACATTGCGCCCTGCTACAGAAATAGTACTAGAGGCATTGATTGTACCTGAAACATCCAATGTGTATCCAGGCGACGTGGTATTTATACCCACACGACGAGTACCTGTATAACACAAGATATCATCATTATCATATAAACTATAGCTCGCATAATTCGAAGTAGAACCGCTAGAAATATAATGAAATTGAAAAGATGCAGAATTATTTGTTGAGCCTGTAACGCCGCCCTCTAAAATCGACATATTCGAATTGGCGGCAGCATTAGGCATCATAAAATACACACCAGTGCCCCAGCCCGCTGAGCCGGCCGTATATAGTGAAGTTAGTTTTAATACAGCTCCAGAGGCTGCAGTTTTCTGTGTTACTTCAAGCGGAGCGGTGGGGGCGGTTTGATTAATACCCACATAATGCGACCCAGTAATATTTAAAATATGATCGTGACTATTAAGACCTAGGGAAATCCAGTTACTCGCAGGTGTTGAGCTACTGGTATAATGAAAAGTTAAATTCCCTGACATATAGGCCGCTGATGTTCTCCCAAAATTTATAGCTGCAAAATTACTCGAAGTATCAGCAGAATTGGGCGACAATGAAGGAGCATAAATATCAATTCCTGAAATCCAAGTCGTTGCAGTAGCGTAAGTTTGATTAACTGTTAAAACGGCCGCGGTCGTAGCCGAAGATCGGGCAAGCGTACCACCAGTTAGTGGTAAATATGAATGTGTATGGTCACTTCGCGCAACAGTAGTAGCAGAACCATTACCAGCAAAATTAACTGTTAAAGTATCTTCAGCTAAAACCAAACCATCTGCATATCTAAGTCCAATAGCATTATGATTAGTTGTATCGATAGTAATAGGATCAGATGCAGTATAAGAAGAAGGCCCATTAAGCCATGCGAGATTACCTGAAGTATTGATACCTAACCATTGACCATTGCTTCCCTTAGCTAAACGAGCAGGCGCTCCACTAGTACCGCCAATAATAAGATCATTAGCGGCGGTCATTGGATTATAACAATACTACATAGTGGCTGCATAAGTATCTGCTGGTATATCAGTATAAGTTGATATAGATACTGCACTAATATCAGTACCAACTATGCCATCAGCAACGAGTAGATTATCTACACTTAAAGTCTTATAAGTTGTATCTCCAACAAGATATAAATAAATCTTCCCATTAGTATCCGTTTTTCCACGTATAGATATTCCAGAAAGATTGGTTATACTTGTTACTGCAGTGCCTGATACTGTTGCTGTTAATTTCTATATAGTATACGGAGATGTAGAGTTATGTAGACCAGTTATTAGGATCTTAGAATATCTAAGATTGGAACTGTTATAATCATGTAACGAAAGTTCAATACTAAATTCAATCCAGGCAGTGGTGGATGGTATAGTAATCATAAAATGATTACTAGTTCCACCCTCATACCTTTGCGTTAAATTGTTATATCTAGCAAACTGTGCAGTATTGCCACTATTTTTCGCTTTGAAGGGTACATAATCGGAGTGAGTATGATTTCCAGTAGCAACAGTGCCTGAAACCGTACCTGTAATTACGGTTAAAGATCCGTCTTCGGGTTCAATCTATAAAGGCGCTCCATCCCTTAATTTTAATGATAATTTATTATCGATATCAAAATAAATGGGATTGTTGGTCTAAAAATTAGAAATATAATTAAGAGTCGTTATGACTTCATAATCAGTACCCGCTTGGCCTAATGTTCGATTGGGAGTAAAATATAGCTTACCGCTTTTGGCATAAAGAGAATCAACTACAGATCCTGAACGATAAAAGTGAATACCTTCTGATGCTGCTTCTGAGGCATCTGCAAAATAAATCGCATTTAATCCATAAATATTGGAGTTTGCCATATTCAGCGCGCCAGTATATGTATCATCATATACATTGGCCTTTGCTGTTAGCGTGCCCGTCATTGTCCCGCCAGATAATGGGAGATAGGAATGTGTATGGTCGCTTCGCGCGACAGTAGTGGCAGAACCCGTACCAGCAAAATTTACTGCAATGGTTCCACTTGTTGTGATTGTTCCACCAGTAAGTCCGGTCCCCGCGACAATTTGAGTGACTGTGCCATTATTACTAGCACTAAGCACGCCTGCGCTACTAAGTGAGAGTCCTGTACCAAATGACTTTAATTCATTGGCGCTCCCAATCTTGATGCCCGTTGTGACCTAGATACTGTTTTGTACATATAAATCATTTAGTAGCCGGGTTGGCCCGGACACTAATAAATCTTTTAATTGTGCCATGCTTCCTCCTTGTTAATATTCCATAAATTCAAAACTGTTGACCCAGTTGTTCCCAAACTTGGCACGGGTAATATCGTCTGCCTCGTAATATCCGCTTTGGTTAATATTATACACCCGAGGATTACAAAAAGTAATAACCATTGAGGTATTAGTATTGTACCCCGACCGTAAAGCTGTTGAAGTAAGGGAGCCTGTAAGCTGAATCGCTCGTGGCGGGCAAGAAGTGTCTGTAGTCTCTCCCCACGGCACGTCACTTAAGCTAACTGCTGTACCAAGAATATAATTCTTTAAACGTAAGATAGTAGAAGAATTATAATGGACTAAAAAATATGGGTTAGTATTTGTGGAAGTCGCAGCAGTCCATATATGAGTGGATACATTAAATGAATGTACATATACTGACTATCCATATGTAGTTCCTAAATATAGTCCTGCGGCACCACTAGATGTGCTTGGCGTGGGTAAGGCCACTGTAAATTCTGCACAAATAATATCGTGAGCATTTACAGTAAAACTAGTGCACGAAATACCGGGATTAACCCCTGTTAAGGTCACAACACCATTACTGAGAGTGCTAGTACCACCAAATGACCACCCTGTCGTAGTACCACTTTGTGTGAAATTATTTACGAGATATCTGGGAAAAGCAGTATCAGCACGTAGCTGCCCAGTATGGGTAATATTTAAGTTGCTCATACCTCCACCACCTCTCGTGCCAACGTAGATCCATTACGATCTACGGCGACTTCCGTATGATATAACTCCGCAACATCTGCAGCACTTAATGCGGTTGCATAGATGCGGAAGTCGGATTCCTTACTACCATTAAAAGTATAATTGGTACCTGTGTCCCAACCGCTAAGATAAATTTGTGTGCCGGTAATAGCCTTGTAGGTTGTGGCGGTGCCTCGATAAACCCCGTCTATATATAGCTTGGCATATGTGCCGTCTCCAGTAACTGCCATATGATGCCATGCGTTTTGCACCGCGCTGTATGGCACGGTCGTACTACCATCTTTGAATTGGTTCGAAGATCCATCGCCCGTGTTCCAACACAGGGGACTGGTATGATACACATTTAAGCGGTTGCCATCTGAAAAACCCCACGGCATGTTCCCCGACCCCTTATTATATTGCCACCAGGCGAATGTATAGCTATTTGCCATTCCTGAGAAGTTAATTGTAGGAAGACGAATTTTGGCATTAGTACCATTGAATATCACACTCGCGCCGTAACGCCCTGTCGCGGTATTTATAGAAATACTATTTAAGACTGTTCCATTTTTGTGATATCCCGAACAATCATAAACTGTTGTATCAGCCGCTCTTGTCGTCCCACCCAGCGTCCAGGCTGTCCGGTGATCATTGCGTTCGGCTTGCGCATGTAAAACCTGAAAGTTTGGCATGTCAGGTATGGTGCCCGCAATACTCGTGGCCACATATGGATAAAAACTACCCGTATATGTGTCACTGTTTGATATATCGCAGGTTACACTAGACCAGCCCTGGCCACCCGGCGCGATCCAATTTCCATAGACCGTACCATAGCTACCCGCCACGTATAAAGGCGAGCACCTCACGCGCACAGATACATTTGTATTGTTTTTAATATATGCGCTATAGGTGATAACATAATTACCAATGGCGCAAGTACTATCAATAGACGTGGCCCAAGTGCTTGCAGTGTAGTTTCGCCAATTAGCACACGATCCTGCCGCCGTTAAATAATTGGTCGTGCCCTCGACGTATGGATCGTCTAATTTATAATGCACCACCAGGGCCTTAGAGAGTTCACGAACCTCTTTAACAGAAAGCGCATGATCATAAAAACGCACATCATTAACTAGACCACCAAACCAATTGGCACCACTATATCGAGTACCGATGCGCAATTCACGCACACCATTATAATTGTATCCTTTAGCTGCGGCTATGGTCGAAATCAATGTGCCATTGACGTATAAACTACCCCCCGCACTATTCTAAACGACAGCCAGATGATACCAGGTATTGGTCGAAAAACTATAAGAAATAGTTTGAAAGCTAGTGGCGCTTCCCCCGAGCTGCACGCCACTAGCAGATACATACATGGGCTAATCGCCAACCCCGGAACTATTACGTGCGTCCATTAAATGGACATTAAATTTAGTAAAATATGCCCAGCAGCAATAGGAGTAGCTATCACCGGTATAAGTAACATTAACCGCCAAATAATTGCTGCTGCCATTAAAAGAATAACAGGATCCTAACTTGCCACCACCAGCTACGGTACATCCGGTATTGGTTGCGGCAACATTAGACAACCCCTGCTAAACGAGGGTCCCCGTAAGGGGGAGCCAAACTTGTAAGCTCATTTAACTCCCTCCTTACACAAAGACAAATTCAACACAATCGTCAGTGGCATTATATTGTGAAGTCGCCTTAGACGACCAGGAGATACCGCCAGTGACGTCAAGCTCTGAAATAGGCGCGGTATTTTTAATTCCCACACGTTCTTGGCCATTAACAATTAAAATATGGTTATGCGTATGCAGGCCCAAACTAATAAAATTAGTGGCGCTGCTAGCGACGTTTTGGTGAAAACAAATATTGCCGCTATTATATTCAGAGGAAGCTTTACCAAAACGTATGCCCATATTACCTAAAGACGCAGTGGTACTAGCAGGTAGGCTGGGAGCCAAACAACTAATCAACATTTGATAGCCATTGGTCGTGTTGGTAGTGCTGAGGTTTAATACTGTGGACTAATTGGAATATAACCCCCACTGATTGCTGGCACATTCCAACCTGGTTGTTGCGGTATTACTGCCATTGCGGCTTAAATAGAAAGAGCCCGAATATGTGTGCATCGACCAAGAATTGGCCGAACTATTGTTTGTAGTTGTATTATCTGTCCCACACAACATAATTGAAGTCCAACCATTGGTCGCAGGCTTAATACGAATACCTTCTGTCCATGCAGTGCTAGTCATTGCACTGCAGTCAATCACCAATGGAGCGCGCGATCCCGAGTTCGCGGGTGGCGTCAGAGTGCCTCCGGTTAAAGGCAAATAGCCCAAGGTTGGAATATCAGAGGCGCTAATAACGCCCCAGGTACCCTGGTTAGTTAAAAATTGCTTCGCGGTCGTCGCTGGGGGAGCCGGCACCAGCCCAATCGTTCCTGCACTATCGCCATCCGTGCCGCTGAATGCGTTGAAAATAACAGTGCCCGTCTACGCTGTAGCAGAAGAGCCGCCAATTTTGATACCGACAACGCCGGAGTTGGTAATTGTAACGGTGCCCGATGTATTAATTGTAGTATTACCGCTCAAACTAATACCTGTGCCCCCTGAAAAACCAACAGAAGTAACGGTACCAGTGTTGGACGTATAACCATTGGGGTTCGTAGAGTTGTAGGGCGTATAGCCGAGAGCTGTCGTAATGTCCGAAGAATTTAGAGCAGCAAAAATGTTGGAAAGTTTTCTGCGATGATACGTAGTAGTCGAAGTTCCGCCACCGGCATACTAAGCAATAATATAGTCATTCCTTGTCGCATTAGACGACCCTTCACTAAGCAAGTTCATCATGGTGCTAACATTTGCCGAGGTAACAGAAATTGTTCGTGTGCCTGAAGAGGTAATCGCTGTGCCAGAATCACTCACGGTGATGCCCGTACCCTGTGTTATAGTAACAGAAGTTACGGTACCTAGAGTACTTGTAGATGAAGGAAGAGTATAGGTACACCCATTGGTACCTTGTAATTTCATATACCAGGTAGGGGCTGCATCTGTACTACCGCCCGTAGAAGCTCCGCCGAATGTTACTATCGGAGTATTATAAGCCATATCAACTAAGCCTTTGGTATCACTAGAGCCAAAGACTAATGAGGCAGAATAAGTTCCACTGTTCCAAGTAGCGGCGCTATTATTATATGCCACGGTTAAAACGCCACCACTACTGCTGCGCCCCTGAAGTGTAGCCCAACCATTGCCGGATAACGAGCCACTATAGGTTTTTAACTTGATGGGCAACGCATGCCATTCAAATCCATCGGTGCCGCGCACAAAATAATCACCTTCATTGGCCCCAGTGGAATCAATGCTAAGTATACTATTACCAGAATTAATCGCTAGTCCTTCACCCACTTTTATTCCACCAAGGGCGGATGTACTAGCGGTATTTAAAGAAAATGCCGTACCAGATAAAGTTAATCCAGTGCCTGCGGAATAAGTGGTACCGGCAGGCACAGTCCAGCCTCCTGCATTGTTTAAGAACTTAGTGGCATCGCTACCCAACTATGGCCCGTTCGTAATAGAACTACCACCGTTCCACTTGACTAAATATCCGCTAGTACCCGATCCTGTGATAGTGCCGGTAACCGCCTAGTCCACATAATGCTTCGTTGCGGCCTCAAGATTAAGGGTGGGATCATGGTCTAACATGGCATTTGCTAAAAACTTGGCATCGCCATTAACCAGTAAATCTTTTAACTATGCCATTGTGTCATCTCCTTATTTATTATATTATAAGGGCATGTACCCGAAAAATCAACTTTAATATTCTTGAAATTCATGGACCAGTAATAACGTGGGGAATTCCCAAACCGCTTTCTCATTGATCTTGGCATATAACAACATTAAACCCGTACACACATTGGCGTCGCTATTTCCTCCGAAGCCGGGGATACCACGGCGGCCACCTTGTGTGTATGCGGTCCAACATCCAACCGCCCCCCACCATGTTGCCTGCGTGCGTAAATATGTGTTACTATTATATTTTGACAGCCCGGCAGTACTATTCGAGATATTCGTAAATCCCGATACACTGGTGGTGGTCATAGGATTCGATGTCTGTGTCCAACGATATATCAGATCATTATCATCGGGCATTAAAGCAATAAATTCAAATTTACCATCTGTTTGGAAGAGCGCGGGCGCGCTTTCCAGCAAATAAATGCGAGAAAACAGGCCCGGCTCTTCATTGCGCGTCGCATTAGACGACGTAAATAATTGTGCGCCTTGTTTATTATCATGCCAGAGCAAAAGCATGAATCTGTTGCCATTCTGATCTTCATATAACTCTTGAAAGCGATTGGCGCAAGAGAGGCCCGTACGCGTCATATCTAAACCATTCATTGTTCAATCAACTCCCTTGTATAATATGTACCAGAACGGTCAATCGCTGTACTTTCGTTGTACAGTTCTAGAACTTGTTTATCTGATAGCACCGTAACATACACACGCACATCACTTAAACAGCCCGAGGTTGTGCGGTTAGCGCCGCCCGCCTTAGAATAGAACGGGAAAATTTGTGTGATCGGCTTTAATTTGCCGGACTGTGCGGCAGAGGTCTTAAGTACCCCGTCTTTATAGAAGCGCACGTTGGCCCCATCGTATGTAAACGTATACAGATGCCATTCGTTTAGTGTGAACTGACCGCCAACGCTTAACCTGACTACGGTACCCGAAGTATTGCAGCAGGCTAGATAGCCATCATAATGATTACAAACGGTGGTCTGATAGTCCGTTGGCAAACTACTCGCTGTGGTACTAAAAATACCGCTGTCTTGGTGTCCCATAGTGGTCGGGCGTGCCCATAGGCTAATCGTAATTTGATCGATGTCATTCAAGACCAGTGGACCGCTGAGAGGATACGTCCCTGAGTTATAGGCCTGATTGTTCTGCGTACTCTCCGTATATCGGGCCGTGTCTACAGTCACAACAATACCCGTGTCATTAATTATCCCATGGTGCTTGTAACCCGAACAATCACACACTCTACGACTATAGGCCGTGTCATATGAAGCATCCGATGGCGCCGGAGACCACGGGGTGGCTATCGTGCCCTCTTCAAATTTAACATGCCTCACCGACACCGACCCCGACCCCTCTCCACTCATTAAACGTGGGCAGATAATATGTTTCACAGCTGTGGTCGACGACTAATAATAAGTAACCCAATATCTTTCCCAGGCGGTGGAGAGTCTAAAGGTCATATAACCATCGCCCGCTGTGCGCGTAGTACCCTGGCTAGATATACAGGTAGTAGTGGTATTTGGACTATAATAATGTGTCCGAATAATATCGCCCGCCACCGTAGACTTAGCATCAAAAGAAAGGGTATACACATCCCCGGCGGGTATTGATAATGTCACGGGCGAATATTTATCAGAATATGAGGAACTAGGATAGGTCCAAGTATTACCCAGTGCGCTATTCGCAATTAAATTTTCCCCTCGCATGATACCCCCGTCTAGCTTATAATGCAGCACCAAACCGCGCGCTAACTCTTCCACCTCTTTATCGGAGATCACCGTGTCATACAAACGGAAATCATTATATTTCCAGTTGCCAGCCACATTAGGACTGGTCCCCGCCTCATTACCTGAACGTGCGCCCAAACCGAAATTAAGACGCCCTGAGGGCTATGTTGAGGCATATGCCACGTCTTTAACTAACGCGCCATTGATATACATTTTGATGCGAGCCCCATCGTAGGTCGTGGCCAAATGATACCAAGTATTAGTGGAAAAAGTATATGAGTATGTCGTCGTGCCACTCGGTCCATTCACACCGATGTTATAAGTATTGTTTGATATTATCGACCAATAAATCTAGCAGTCTGTGCTCGCAGCCAAATTTTTACAAAAAATAATATTGTTATACTATCCAAATGAATTGGCACTTACCCAGACTGCTACGCTCCATTGGTTACCCAGGAACTCTGCCGGGGCATGGTATAAACCATACCCCGAGTAGCAGCCCCCCAGTTTACCGCTGGCATTCGCGGTATACGCGTCAACGGTCTTCTGGAGCGTGGCGGAGGTGCACAGGCCCTGATTTTCAGTGTCACTAATGAATGGCATCCAAATTTTTAAAGCCATGTTCCACCTCTCTTACACAAATGTAAATTTAATTGCTCCGACGGTGCTGTCATAATTCATGCGTGCTTTAGCCGTAGTGCCTACCATCATGGTATAGATCACAGTGCTCATCGTACCCGTCGAAGGATTGAACAACAGGTTGCTATTTTTCCGCGCCCCCTCTGTGCGTGTGGTATTGTCCGCAGTATTGCTAAACAAAACCTCGTACGCTGCATTGGTTGTCGTCGCAGTTTGTGTGACAGCATTATTAGTATCCGTAGGGGTGGCCCATTCAAATCCATCCGTCCCCCTGCGCAAATATTCACCCTCGTCAGCACCAGTAGCATCAATAGCGAGTACGCCGGCTGCAGTAATACTAAGGCCCTCTCCGACCTTTACACCACCCAGAGCGGTCGTCGACGCCATATTTAAACTAATAGTTCTCGTGCCTGAGGTTGTAATCGCTGTACCGGAATCAGACACTGTGATCCCTGTGCCCTATGTCAAGGTCACAGAAGTGACGGTGCCGGTATTAGTCGTGTATCCCAATCCGGTGACATAGCTACTGATCGCCTTCATGGTAGGTACATAGACATCACTGCTAGTTGACCAGGTCGTCGCTGACGTAGAAGGACGCATAGACGAGATTTTAACATTAACAGTACCGTTACCAACAACAAAATATTCCGCCGTCAAACCGGATCCGATAACAGTACCTGTATTTGTAGTATAACCAAGGCCAGTGACATAGCTGCTAATGGCCTTCATAGTTGGTACATATACGTCACTGCTAGTGCTCCATGTTGTACTACTGGTCACAGGCTACATCGAGGAAATTTTAATTGCGCTATTGCCGTTGCCTACTGCAAAATAATTCGCGGTTAAGCCTGATCCAGTAACCATATTCGTATGTGTATGGTCACCCCTGGCTACCGTTGTGGACGTGGTGCCAGTAGGTATCGTAAACGCCAGTGCTCCTGCGCCGCCGTTTGCTGTCGCCGTGTATGTTAAACCATTCCAACTACCAGTGGTGTGATAATAATTAGCAGGCGTACTCCACTCGAAACCGTCCGTCCCACGTTGTAAATATTCACCCTCATCCGCACCAGTGGAATCAATGCTTAGCACACCACTTGCAGCCACTATGCTTAGTCCCTCTCCAACTTTTACGCCGCCAAGGGCAGTAGCTGAAGCCATGTTCAGGCTAATGGTCCGAGTGCCGGAGGTTGTGATCGCGGTACCAGAATCAGATACAGTGATGCCAGTGCCCTGCGTGATAGTAACAGAAGTAACGGTACCAGTGTTTGTGGTATAACCCAAGCCTGTAACGTAACTACTAATCGCTTTCATAGTCGGAACATTGACGTCGCTGGTGGTGCTCCACGTTGTGCTACTGGTGGTGGGTTTCATAGACGATATTGCGATCGCGCTACTCCCACCGCCAACTACAAAATAATTAGCGGTCAAACCAGAGCCAGTAACCATATTGGTGTGGCTATGATTATAAGCGGCCACTCCGCCAGTAGTTCCAACTAATATACTAACAGTATTAGTCTCTGTATCAATCTATAAAGGAGATGAAAATGAATATGTAGTATTAGTGGCGCTAATGGTTAATTTACCATTACTAAAAGCTAAACTTGTATTACTACCCGCAATAAATTCTAATGTAGTAGATGCATCATTTAAAGTAGTAGTATTATATTTAATAGGCCGCCATGTATTGGTATCTGTAAATACTGCATTTGCAGGAACGCTTGTTTCTACAGTAAATCCACAAGCAACAGGCTTGCCACTACTGAAATATACAGGATTAGTTGAACTACCAGCTCCTATAGGGTTGCCATCTACCGAACTATTAAGCTAATTAGCAGCAGTTGCTAATGGAGTACTGCCTGCTGTAGTAGCATAAGGAATAACATACCAAGTCGTAGACGCTGGATTTGCAGATACTAAGCCTACTTTTCCAGCATTTGTGCTAGTACCATTAACATTTAAACTATAAGTGGTATTAGTATCAGGGTTGGCTGGCATATTAAAAGATAAATTATGACCTCCAATACTACCAATAATAACGTTACTACTCCATTGAGCAGTAGGATCATTATTAACAACAGCCTAATGTGTAGTTAATGGAGTAATGCTATTAGAACCAAGAGTGATTGTTCCATTTTCTATTTTAGCATCGGTAATACCATAACCCTATAAGGTAACTGGTTTGCCGCTACTGATATCACTCCATGCATGTTCATGCGCAGAAGGAGTGAACTCACTCGGTACTCCTATTAATTCAGTCCAGGCAGGTTTTGTCCAAGTATAGGCTCCAAGACCTGTATATTTTAAATAGGTATTTTGATTATTATCATCGCCACTGATAAAGGCAAGATCATTAAGGCCTTTAATTGGAACACTAACCCAGGCGCCATTATCAACTTGATACTGGAAGGCGCCATTGGTTGAAGAAGTATCTCCTGTTCTAAATGAATACATAGTATTATTATCAACAGGCGTCTTAAATACAACACTAGTCCCTCCGCCCAAAGCCAACGTATAATTCGTATTGGCTTCAAGAGAAATAGTTGAAGTTCCAGTTTTGGTAAGGCTAATGGTATGTTGGTGACCATTATTCTTAACTTTTAATGCTGGTATCTAACCAGTAGTTAACTCTAATGAATTATTATCATAACTTAATCCGAAACTACCCTGCCCTGTATAGGTTAATGGAGCTTCTGCACTAAGATCATCATGTGTTATTTTATTATTAAAAGCGGTTTCAGTTGGAATAATATATCCGCTTGAAGGACTAATAGTCAGAGTCCCCTTAGTTGTGCCAGATATAGAAAGACTTGCATTAATACCGCTACTACCTGCAACTGTTAAAGTCGTAGTAGTATCATTCAAAGTATTATTACCAGCTGCGACAGGGCGCCAACTATTTATAACAGTCTCTGAAGCACTAGTTAAAGCAGTTACATGTCCATATGTATCAAGTGTCACACTCTGGATGTAAGTGCGCCCACTGTTGCTGACGCTAGATTGGCTACTAGTATCAGCATGACTAATCTTGATAGTGCCAGAAGTAGTAATTGGACTACCCGATATTGTTATGCCGCCGTCAGTTCCTATTGCTACTGACGTAACAGTTCCACTTGGCTCATCACCCGAAGGAATGACAACCCAACTAGTTCCATTAGAAACAATAGTGTCGCCTGCTTTACAAATAGGTGCCGTATTATGATCTGTAATTACTTTATAAGTAAAACCATTGTTCGAAGCGGCGGCCGCTGGCAAATTAGCCCAAGTAATTGTGCCTCCTGTACCAACTGAACCTTTGAATTGCATTGGAGTTGGTAGGGTAGCTAAAGCAGCAGCAACACCTGTTCCACTGATCGGTGCTGTACTAGAGGAAGAATAGGTATTAACAACATCAGATGCTTCAAGGAAGGTTGAACTACCTTCACCATTATTGATGAAGTCACTCGTATGAGTTGGCTTGTTCTTGATGTAGTCATCTGCTGAGGTATTAATCTAGTTCCAATCTGACTGCACATTGACTTCCGCTCCGGCTTGGATGCCAGCTAACTTTGAAGACTGCGCCGCAGTGATGAATTTATGGGTGCTGCTTGAATCATCAACTAAATCAGCATCAAGCTTGTTAGTGGAGGTGATCTTTGGCTAAAAGTCACTAAATGGAAGTGTAGTGTTAGCAGCAGTGCCTAATGTATTACCATCTTGATCAAGTAAAGTGGTAGTTAGGATATAATTTGTCCCGTCAAAAGAAACCGAGACATCAGCACCATACTTGATAAGGGCAGAGAGCGCGCCTACGTCCGATGCAGTAAGCGCAGTCCCAAGCACGACATGGCCCGTAGAATCGCGCCCGACCTTGACGGCCGCGGCAGAGGCTGCTGTGTATGCTGGGTGAGTATAGATTGTATCGGTCCATGGGACATTAACATATGCTTTGTTGTCATTTGACAGTAAGATAGCATAGTTCTTATCTGCTGGGCTAGTAGAGTATCCGATTTTGATACCACCGAGCGCACTGCTTGTAGCTGGTGGTAAGACATAGGTAGTACCTGGTGTAGACCAAGAAATACCACCATTGCCATCGGACATAAGGAACTGACCACTTGTAGCATTATTGATGCCCTTGAGTGTCAGAGCTTGATTGATGAATTCGAACACACTACCACTAGGATTAACGGAAATCACACCATTATTGATTGTGATACCATTACCCGCATTAGCGGCCTATGTTAGAATATCTTGCTTTGTATTTAATTGCTCTACAGTCACAAAAGAAGGCTTGTCAAGGACAGCGGCCCATCTTGTACGCGGATAGAGAAGGTCTCCATTCGCATTTTTTAACTATATAAACAATTCAGCCATTGTGGAGCCCCCTTTCGTTAAGATTCGAGATTAATTACATCAAATAATAAAGTTGCAGCAATTACATTGTTATTTATTGTTATACCATCTGTGGCAGTATAAGTTCTGTCTGCGCCCGACCAGTAGGGGAGAGCATTCCATGTGGAGACGCCATCTCCATGTTTGACACGGGCCGTATCTGTTTCGATACCGATCTCTCCTGGGAAGAGGACGGGGTTAGCGCGAGTCCAGCCGGCAGTAGTATCTGACCTCTGAGAGATGCGGGTTACTAGTTTTTTAGCCATTGATTGTCACCTCTTCATAAAGCAAATCAGTACCAATAACAGTATTGTTGATGATAATACCATTGCCGGGGAAAATTTGGTTTGTGGCACTCAGGCTGTAAGGAAGATCATTCCAACGATGAACGCCGTCGCCAATTTTAAAGAGTTGAGTATCAGACTCAAAAGCCATTTCATCAGGAAATAAGACGGGATTGATCGCAGCCCATTGTTCGGAGGTGTTGACAGGATGCTGCTGTTTCATCGAAAGTAGATCAGCCATTGTAGGTGCCATAATATACCTCCTTAAGTGCGACGATAAGCCACATAAATAAAATCAGTATATAATTCAGGATAGTCGTTAAAACTAGTACCTAGAAGACTAGCGACATATCCCGTAGATGTAAAGGTAATACTATCTTCTGGCTCACCCGAAATAGAACCGCCACTAACTGTAACGTGAGCAGATTCAGTTTCGTAAGTTCCTTCGTCTTCATTATAGTAGGTATATAATACAGCCACAGCTTCTGGACGCCAACCAGTAGTTTGAGTAAAACTCGATGGTCCAGAAGTTCGTTTAACATCAACTGGAAGATGAACATCAACTGAAGCATAATTGGTGATATTATATACACCATTTGCATCTATATTGTAAGTATTTGCTGGGAACACGCCTTGCGGCACATTAACATTAACTGAAGCATATTCAGTAACATCTGACATGCCATTAGCAGTAATGCTTTTTGTCCCGCTCACTACGGCGCTAGCAGGCACATTAACTATAGCTCGTGAATAGCCAACCACATTATGAGTGCCATTAGTAGCAATAGATTTATCACCTAATGTATCTGCCGTAGCAGCGCTTACATTAACTGTAGCAGTCGCATAATCAGTCACATTGTAAGTCGTGTTACTAGTTAAATTGATATTTCCACTTACTACCGCGCTAGCTGGTACGTTGACTGCGGCCGATGCATAATTTGTTACATCATAAGTATTATTAGCCGTAATATTTAATGTCCCACTTGGTGTAATACCGCCGCTTCCAGCATAAGTACCTGTAATACCAAGTATTGTTGTTCCACTCTTTATGTTGGCCGCAATCAGATTTCCATCGACGATTTGCGCCGTTTCATATTGAGCGACATTTGTTCGTGTTAGATTGGTCAGATTGATATTTCCTGTTGGCACTATACCACCTTGCGCGAAGGTGGCCCAGCTATTGCTTGGGTTTAGTACCTATATCTATGAAACGCCTGTGTAGGTCGTTTCTGTACCTTGTGGGTTCTTTAACTTTACATCTGCCATATCGTCACCATATCTTTAATGTGTTGCTATTCTATTGCGCCTACTGAGCAGTCATAATATATAGAGTACTTCCTACCTGCCATGCCCACTCATCAGTAAGTATATCATACAATAGATTAGCAGTAAGTATATGAGTATTCGGATCAAGGATAACACCAGCGCCCGCCGTGTAGGAGGTTTGTCCTTCATTAGTTACAAAATAATCCAACGATATCCACGGGGTAGTGCCGTCACCGAGCTTTACCTTGCCAGTATCGGACTCGATTCCTAATTCACCACTGAGTAAAACAGGATTATTCGAGGTCCACACTGCCGCCGTGTTATATCGTTGGATTAAATGTGCAGGCTTCTATTGCATAACTCCTTTTACTCCTATTTAACTAAATCCTTTTACTCTAATTCTGTTATTGTATCACCGCAAGTTGCTTTAGATGCGGTGTTTGTTCCAACAGCGTCATAAATTTCCCATTCGTCAACGTTCCAACAAACAGTACCAACACCAGTAGGAATAGAGTTGGCATCTAATAAAGTGCCAACCACACCATGTGATAAACTGGATGTGTGATTTGCGATTGTGTCACTGAATGGCAGAATAACAGTAATTTTATGACTATCAACTATGACGTCATGTCTGTATAATTTACCGACACTATATGTGGTATTACCGAACTTCAAAGAAGAAATTGGAGTTTCACCACCAGTTAAAGTTGCATTGATACCAATTTCGGGTTGTACTCCGCGCCAGCCGCTAACGCTACCATGAGACCAGTAGGTATACTCCCATCTATATGGATAGACACTACTACTTGTGCCGATTAAATGAATGGCTTTTGAGGAATTGGGGCCAGCTAATATCTCAACGACTATATCAAAGTTTGATAAACCAGCAGGTTTGTCGCTAAATCTGGCGCCACCAAAGTAACCCATGCCGATAACAGCAGTTGTATCAGCATCAATTACATCACAAAATTGTTTTGTGGTTTTATTCGCGGCGGTATAATCGGCCCATGCTTCTGGAAAGGCTTGATAAGTGGTAATAGCGATGTTGCCTGTTCCCTTTAAGTCATTACCATTGATGGTCTTTAGTTGGATACTGCCGCCGCTTCCAGCCGCACTAGCTTTAGCAAAACTAATTATATCCATCATTTACCTCACATCTCATACCAAGTATCGTCATTACCCATAATATAAAGGGCTTTTGTTTTAATGACATATGCCTTATCACCGAAGGCAATTGTTTGCTCATCCTTAAGCGTATCTAAATCAGACTCATCCATTACATACCAAAGCCTATCCTAAACATTCGCACGGTTAAAAGATTGTGCTAAGACGTAATTATTTTGTGTTAAGTCAGCCATAGTTTTCCCTCCATAAATAAAATAGTGATATGCGACAAGCATACCACGGACTGATTTATGAGTGACATAAAATGGCTCACGCCGCGGTTTCCCTTGTCTAATATTAAGTAAAGTTAGTGCAAAGTCGATATAGAATTTTGTGCGTCAAATTAGTATGTACACTGCGCCCGTCCCATCCAAGACTTCCAAGAATGATTAAAATTTATGGCAGCGCGCAGTGTACGTCCCAATCAACATTTTCACTTATTTATATAAACTATAGGAGGTGCGTCATGAGTAAAGGTGAAGAACTAATCGTCAAACTTTTGCAAAAAGCAAAAATCAATTTCGTCCAAGAAAAAACCTTCAATGATCTTCGCAAGGGCCGATATCGTTATGACTTCTATATCGAAGACTATCACGGTCGTCCCGCAATCATCGAGTTCCAAGGCCAGTAGCATTATGAATATGTCACTGCTTTCTACGCCAATACTCGTCAATGGCGCGCGGCCCTCGAACGGGATCGTGAAAAGATCTCCTATGCACTCGCCAACGATATGGACATCTATCTTATTCCTTACTTCGATGCTCCCCGTCTGCACTCCGCGGCCGACCTCTTCAAGAATGACTACAAAGCCAAAAACCGTTGGCATAATGACGAAGTGCGTGAAAAATTGATCAAGTCAAAACAATAAAATTGTATTCTCTTTTCAGTTCCCTTACTTGTTAAACGGAAGCAAAGAAAATCTAACGAATAATGGAGGGTAGGTAATGGAAACACTAGAATTGCTTTAGATGATATGTAACATCATTATCTTGATTGGAGCAGCAGTTGGCGCGATTGCAGGTATCTGCCAAGCACTTGGTAAGCCAATAGAGATTTTCAAGAAATCTCGCAAGCAACGCAGAGACGCCTTTGTTGCAGAAGTCAAGAAAGCAGTGGATGAGTCCTTATCACCTCAGTTACAACGGATTGAATAGCAAAACATTGATCAGTCTCACAATATAGGAGTTCTTGCTCAGGCAAGTCGTGAGGCAATCGGTACTTGGATCTTAGATTTCTATGAGAAGCATGAACAAGCATGCGCCGTGACAGTGGATGAACAGATCACCTTAAAGGACTTATATGTGACATATAAGAACCTTGATGGTAATCATCAAATCGACAATATCTGGAAAGAAATTGTTCAGTGGAAAGTATTTAATGCTCAAGGAGAGATTAAAAACCCTGACTGGACAGTCGAAATCAAAGAAGAAAACAAGATCCGCCCAATGAATATTCAACCGGCATAGAAAACGCCCGATGGTCAGAAGTGACCACCGGGCTTCTTTTATTAGTTGCCTTCCGGTTCAGGCTCGGGTTCAGGTTCCGGCTCAGGCGGAACATACTGGGTTACGATATTTTTATCTTCCATTATGTTTCCAAGTTCATCAATAACTACGAGTGTAACACTCAGGAATGAGGTGTTGGTGATAGCAACTGCGCAACGCTGATAGAACATCGACATGGTTGTAGCTGGAGTGCTATAACTGTTGATGGACTGGTTAGTGATGCCATCGGGACGGTTCTGAAGTTCAATAAGGAAAAGTCTAGACATTTTTGTTCTCCTTTGATATATTTAATTGCCCTGAGGCAAATTATTCTTCGGGTTCGGGGTCGGGCGCGACGTAAGCAGTATCTAGTTTAATAGAATACAGAGTCTCTCCCGATGCTGTAACGATCATCAAAGTAACGCTTGTGAAGTTAGTTGATGTAACAGCCGCAGCGCATCTTTGATAATACATAGAGAGGGTTATGTTAAAGGTGCTATAACTGTTGATAGAGCTGTTGATAATGCCGTCTGGACGAGACTGCAGCTCGATAAGAAAGGTACGTTCCATTAGTGTTCTCCTTGCATATTCATATTCCAAGAGGTTTCATAGACAATGCGCCCGTCTGGTTGAGTGACTTGAACAGTGGCGCCGAGATATTCGTTGCTACTGATCAATGCGGAAAGTCTGTCGTACATAGCAACGCGCGCTTCCATTTCGGTAGAGTACTCGTAAATTGATGTACCAAAAGTTGAGTCGAGATTTTCGTAGAAAACTAAGACGTAGTAGGTCATGATTGAGGCTCCTCTTCGGGTGGAATATTGGAATTCTTTCTATATATAATGTCACCATTTGTATTATATTCGTCAATCGAAAAGGGGGTTTCAAAATAAATATTGGGACAAGTGGGTACATCAATGGCCTCATTATAGTAGATGCCAGTAGATGTCATGATATAGTGATTGGAGTCGGAGTAAGTACGTTTAAGAACCACGCCGTCTCCTCTTGTTTTATAGTTATTGTCAACAATTAGCATTATGATGGTTCCTCCTCCATATAGTCTGCAAGAGCAGACCAGTTTGAAGCTGCTTGATAAGTTTCTAGGTATCCAACAGGGACATATATTTTCGCGCCAGTCTAACAAATAATTGAGCCAGAGCGAAGTGTGGGCGGGGTTGTGGCTTGACAATGAAGTTCTCCTTCTGATAAAATAGTTATAGAAGAAGTACTATCATTGAAAGCAGTAAGATTAGAGGGAAAATTAAGATAATAATAAGACCCCACAAACTAATTTGGAATACCCTAAGATGTACTAAGGGGATTTTTTAAATGAAGCCGAGAACATACTGCTCCAGCAGAGGGGAAATATCTACTATTAGAACTTACATCAGCTAAATCCACTACTACTTTATCCATTGTGTAGAAAGAAGTGCTTCTAAAGGCATGAATTCCATTCACTTTAATGGTGCCATCTCCATAAACAGAGCGAATTTGACATCCGGTGTAAGCTGACATACCATAGGTTGGCAGACTTATTGTAACCTTATTAAGATGTAAAAATCTAATGGGGCTTGACTACCAGTTATACCCACTACTGCCCGAAGATTTATCTGAAAAAGAAACATAGCATGCCTAAGTTGCATTCAACCCTCCAGACTGAAAGGTTGTTCCTGCTCCTATTTCTATTTTCTATAAATATCTCGTTGCTATAGCATCAGAGCCTGTCATGCAATGAGAGGAAGTACCTAGTACGATAGTGCCCTTTAATTTTATTACATAATGGCTAGTTTTGCTATAAGTATGGGTATGATAGGTAACAGCAGAGTCATTGCAGGTCTCAATAAGACTTCCATCTCCCCAATCCAATGTACCAATAACTTTTACAAAAATAGAAACATCTAGGTGCTGAAAGTCATCTACAAAAAGATGTAAATATGTACCACCATCATTTTTACCCAGCTCCACATTTCTTCTGTGTTTGCAAAATCAACAGCGTCAGGAATCTGAGTTAAGTCTCTGGTAACATTATCCTTATATAAAGTTCTAGTAGCCTGATTGAGGTTTGCCAATGTAGTTTCAGATATAGCAACTTGTCCCATAATTATTCCTCCACCATATAATCTGCATACTTTGCCCAGTTGGTAGCTGATTTATAAGTTGATAAATATCCAGTTGGCACATAGATTTTAGAATATTGAGGCTGTAATGTTAGGCTATCATCACTTAATGTTGGAGGAGCGGTGCCTAAGAGATGTAATTCTCGGACAGTCATATTGAAAGTATTAGAAGGAATACTAGTTATATAAGAAGGTATAATTACTGTATAACAAGCACTACCACCAGGAGCGTGATTTTGATAAGTAAAATAAGTCTGGCCAGCGGGGAGCCTAATAAATTCTCGTAGATTTCCTGAATACGTAAACCATGTTTGATTTTGGATACTACCCGATGCATTAAAAATGAAGCCTTTTCCAAAATGTTTAAGACTGTTGAATGCTGGTAAACAACTTGCATTATAACTGCCATATACCGTTACGGATGGACAAATAAAAGCCTCTAACGCATAGAACTGCAATCCTGGATTTATAGACTAACCAGCTGATACCCCAAGATTAATGCCTGTGGTACAATATAAATATCTTAATGAATAATATCCTCTCCAAGAACTTTTTAAGTCAACAACAGTCCCACCTGTCATACTCGTTGAATCATAGTCATACAAATGAATAAAAATTAATTCTACAGCTTCTAAATCTGCAAAAGCATCCGTATTATATGTCCAATTTTTTCCCAGCTCATAATACCTAACAGCCAAACCCGCAACTACATTAGAATGAAAATTGTTAGCACCCCATATTACGCTAGTACCACTATTACTTGTGACATGGATTACATATTTACCGTAAGTAGCATAAGTATGAGATTCTTGTGTTACTGCTGAATGAGAACAAGTAGTAGTAGTCCCATCTCCCCAATCAATAGTCCCGGTTAACTATAGATTCATTACTTGCGTTAATTGCCATTTTTCATCAATTACTAAATGAAAATAATGTGTACCATCATCTTTTACCCAACTCCAAACACCTAAACTTCTTATTACCTCAGGCATTTCAGAAGGTAACCATGTAGTATTAGTACCAGTTTTCTTTCTTAAAGCATCTCCAAGAGCCTCAAGGTATTTTTCTTCAACCATTACTTGAGCCATAATTAGATACCTCCTGGAGACAATGAATCATACCAATTAGGAACAACATCTGCATCAGTAAAGTAAGCTTTATTAATAGTAGGAGTACCTGTAAATGTACCGCCCGTGTTAGTAAACATCGTACCCAAAGCACCAGTTGGCACGGTAATAGTAGTAGGGCCTGTCACTGAAATTTTATTAGTGGTATAAAAGGGAAGCCAAGTATCAGCATCAACAAATACAAGAGAAGTCTGGAAAGTAGTACGAATTGTTTTATAATTATTATCGGTCCATCCAGACGAAGCGTTATATGCAGTAGTGGTGTCATAAAGTATATTGCCAGTTGTATCAACACTTAAAACTGAATAATCAGTGGAATTAGAGGTAAAAGGCATAGTGAGAGACTGTCCTTTAACATTCCATCCATAGACAATTGTGAGATTCTACTACTTAAAGGTCAGCCAATCTCCCGTATTAGTGGCATCATTATCTATCAATATCACATTTGTATCAGCAATATTAAATGACAGCCTAACATAGTTTATACCAGTGGGCACGGTAAAGGTATTATTATAATCCACACCCGTTCCAGTTACGGCAACAGAATTGATTGCAGTACCCGTGGCCTAATCATTAGTAGCATATCCCACGGCTCTTTTATTATTGGTGCCCGTTTTACCAGATACTCCAGTCCAAGTATAAGAATGCCCAGGTATAACTGGAATATAAGCAGATACCTAACAAGTGTTTTCTGATGTTAGTACCCCAGAACCATTAATATAATATCCAGTAGTTACAGTTAAGGAATTATATAAATTAGCACTGCCATTATTAACAAATAAATCTTCAAACAAAGACTTATCAGAAGGCACAATTAATGATTTGTAATTATCACTTACCCAACCAGTAGAAACATCATAAACTTTAGTATTTGTTCCAGAAGCTCCATAATATAGGTTACCAGTATTATCGCAATACATGCTATCATAATTGTTATTATTTGATGAAAACGTCAGTCCTGATAAAGTAGTGCCACGAATTGAATATACAATATCCGTTAACTCTTCTCCATTCTATAATCTACTAATATCATTAGCTGATAAACAGTCAAAATAAAGACGAGCATCATACAAAGTACCATTAAAATAACGACCTCTAGTGCCACCAGTACTCTGATAGCATCCTAACAATGTATTCTATGAAAAATTAGAATACGTAATAGTTTTTGGTGCATTCTATACAATATCATCAAAATAAAATATAGCTTCCTATTGCGTACCACCCACATGAGTAATAGCAGCAGTATGACGATTAGTATCATAATCTGCGATGGCTGTTTCTCCATAATACTACATTCTAATTTTTGTTTGATCACTGCTTAATGTAATTTGAGTACCAGGATAAGGACTAGCCTCGTATAAAGCATGTAGGATAGGCATGTACTAAGATTTATTAGCATATTGAAAATCTACAAATAAAGTAAAATCTTTATCTGTATCATTTAATTTTATTCCAGTATCAATATATGTGCTACTACCATTAAACACAGTAGTACTAGGTAATTTATATACTGGCTATAACGGCCATTGCGTCGTTAGACTATTTGTTACTGTAGCTTCACTATCTGGTGTTGTCACCATAGTAGTATCCCACAAGGTGTCATAATAAAATACTGGGGTATTGGGTATTTTATACAAAGTTAAATATGGAGCCGTTTGAGTGGTAGATAATTTAATATTCGAACAGCCATAAAACATATTGCTATAACAGTATTGAGCTAAAGTTGTAGCAGGCAGCAGCGGTAACTGTGTTAATGATGTACATCCATAAAACATTTGATTATAACAATAATCGCTCATTTTTATGGCTAGGAGCGGCTATAAATTCTTTAAAGCAGTGCATCCCCTGAACATACCGCGACAACAATGCATTGCTAAAGTGGTAGCCTCAATTATAGGCATATCTACTAATGACGTACAATTTTCAAACATAAAATAATAACAAGAATTAATTAATGTTTTCGCTGGCAATGCAGAAGCTTGAGTCAAAGATATGCAATTGTAAAACATCTGATTATATGCATTAACCTATAATGTTGTAGCATATAAAATTGGTGTAGATATTAAAGACGAACACCCCGCAAACATAGACTAACATATATATGCAGTATTATTATAACTCACATCTAAATCTTTCGCATTTACCACTCCAGTATTTCGAAATAAAGAAGTAGCATTACCATTAGTTGTAAAATTATAGAAAGAAGCTAATAAACCACCAACTTCATAGGCCGCATTGACCCCATCAAGACTATTAGTTTTCTTAACTACAAAAGAACCAGAGTTTAAGGTAGTAGTATTAGATGAGCGAAAATAAATGCGATTACCAGCCAGCAGATGCAAGATCCTCTATCCATTGTCTAGCTTCAGAGTCCTTTATGTGATAAGTAATATTATCGGGAAGAGTGATCTACGCAATATAATTAGAATATTGTG